TTTTGATTTTCCTTGATATCGAGCAACGCCGAGATCATATCCGGGTTTAAGCCGGGCATACAATTTAACAGTTGCAGCGATATCGGAAGTGTCCAACGCATTCTTAATAGGAGACCACGCCCACAACGCCAATCGCCACATCGGGTTCCCTGAAGCCGCATACTCCGTTGGTTTTAATGCATCCTCGTACCACACAAACGGCAAATGTAGGGTAACTGAAATACCCTGCGACACATCAAGGACACCATGTATGTCCTGAGTCGCACGATATGGGTCATCATACGGTTCCGTATCACACAAAAAATTCACTCCATCTGAATTGAAATCCTCTGCACCCGCATCACAAATTGCTTGAAGGCAATAAGCTCCGTATGCGTTAGCCGGAGGAGTTGCAATTAACGTCACCTCCCATTCTCCACGAATCTTATAGAAACTTGAAATCAATGCGAGAATAACGGGGTCATTCATCCACAACTTCACTGGATCGAACACACCTGAGAAGAGATTAGCCCACGCAACATCCGCTGACGTTATCTGGCCCGACCAAATCAGAGTCTGCCGAGTCAACTTCTCGTTCAACTGCAATGGGATAGTCGCTCCCACTGACTGAGATGTCTCTTTCGACACGTCTCCCGACTCCACCACTCCTCTCCCAACCGTAATCTCCGAAAGCTGAGCTTCCTTGGAGAGATCCGTTGAAACTTTGTTCAACGTTGTACCTGTAGATTGACTGTTCATCATTTTTCCTTGTTCCACAACACACACAGTCCATCACCATATGAACAATGTGACATACCACCGAATGGTGGATTTCCACGACAATATCACCCGAATCAAAGCGAACGGTAGAATAACAACCTTTACCATTGCATCTAGAGAACATTCGTAATAAAATTCCCCGCGAGATATTCCTCTTCAAAATAAGAGAAAGTTCGCATCTGGAAGAATTCGTTCCCTAAAAGATCCAACTCATTTCCGGCAACTTCTGCAATACGAAGAAATCGCGTAAAAATTTCCTCTCCATGGAGGAAACTCTCACGTAACCCATTCGACAAAAGAACGGCAATATGATCCTTTTCGGACAATTCGGAAAAGACCGCTACAGAAACCATTTTCATTATCGACTTCAACTCTATTGGGGCAAACCAAACCTCACCAATACGAGTTAATCTTTTCACAAAACTCCTCTTAAGAAAAGAAATCGATTCAACTGTCCCTGCCTGCGATACAATTCCTGACTTTTTAGCGTCTGTCAAGACGTGACCTACTTCGACCATGTACTTGGCTATCATTGCGGTGTCCCACACTGCAATATCTTTTCGCACATTCTTAGCATTGTCATCTCCAAGGGTTCTCAACGCAACCCTTGGTCGGAACGGACCTTCCGGTATGATACCATCCTGTTGGGCTCGTCGAAACGGATAACGAAATGTCAGTGAATTACCGACTGAATTATCATCCGCAGTCATCAACGACCCGCTTGGATTAGTAAATGCCATCAAGAATAAATCATTCTTGATGCATCGAGTAGTAAAAATCGTTCCTAAGGATAGGAAATACACAATCTTCCACTATTAGGGCGTATAATTCGCGCACTGAGACCATCGCAACCACACCATTGCAACAAACAGTCGCTCTATGGTGCACTGGCGAATATCATACCACTCGTAATCATCTCCGGTCCATCCTTCCTTTCCCCGCGTTTCCATCTCCAAAATCATAACGTCCAGGTCACGAGAACAAATGTTCATTCCTACGGCTGACTCAAAGAACGCACGATGTTGACGCATAAACAACGCAAGAGGTGAGAGATATTTCTTCAATAAAAAATTGTATGCAAAGGGCAAAGTATTGAAAACTCTTATCTTATGCATCAAATTCTTCTTTTGTGAAATTGCCTCATCCTTCAACGTATGCCAACACAACGGAGAATACACTTCATCCCTCTTTATTGTCTCCAAGATGTCATCCACGTACGACATCAAAGTGGGATTAATTGACACCTCCTCTTTCTCCCGATCAATCTTCATGAGATTCTTCTTCCTCGTGAAGAAAGGAGCGCCTGCTGATGTCTTCAGGTTAACGGATTTAACTGACGTTTCTTCTATTCCCACAAACGTTTCATAATCCGACAATGGACGAATCTGATCCCATCCTGCAAGATCTTCCATTCCTAAAACATAATCCTTATACGCCCACTCCCATGCCTCAAAATTCCCATTCTTATTTCTCATCGCTTCAAGATTCACGGTATAAGGATCAACCCATCCCTCTGCCGTCATCTCCC